TATAATTATGGAAAGAGTAGACATTAAACAAATTAGATCTAATCCTGATAATCCAAGAGTTATCAAGGATTACAAATTCAAGAAGCTAGTAAAGAGCATAAAGGAATTTCCTCAGATGCTTGAATTACGACCAATAGTGGTTAATGCTGATATGATTGTATTGGGGGGTAATATGAGACTTCGTGCCTGTGAAGCAGCAGGATTAAAAGAAGTTCCTGTAATATTCGCAGACAACCTCACAGAGGAACAACAAAGAGAGTTCATCATCAAAGACAACTCTTCTTTTGGAGAATGGGATTGGGATATACTTGCTAATAGTTGGGACACTCAAGAACTTAAAGATTGGGGTATTGATGTTTGGCAACCAGAAGAAGTAATAGATTATAGTGTATTAGATGAAATTGATTTAGATGATGAAATACAAACTATGTATGACCAAACTAAAAAATCAATTATATTAGAATATCCTGCATCACAATTTGAGCCAATTAAAAAAATATATGATGAACTAAAAAATAAAGAAGTTAATCTATCAGATTTATTTTATAAAGCTATGCAAAAATATGGATTATAAAATTGCTATACCAAGCTATAAAAGACCGGATATAATAAAGAAAAAAACATTAAGTCTTTTAAAAAAATATAATATTGATAATAATAAAATTACAATATTTGTTGCTGACGAAGATGAAAAAAAAATATACAAACAAAGTTTAAAAAATGAATATAAAATTATTGTAGGAGTTCATACAATAGGGGAGCAAAGAAATTTTATTGAAAGATATTATCAAGAGGGAAATAAAGTAATGATGTTTGATGATGACTTAGATGGTGTTTATATAAAAAATGATAATAAATTAGAGTTAATTAAAGATTTAGAAAAAGAGTTTATAATAAAAGGGTTTAAAGAATGTATAAAAAATAAAGCCAATTTGTTTGGATTATATGCTGCTGCTAATGCTTATTTTATGAAGTATAGAATTTATAAAAAATTATGTTATATTCCTGGGGGAGTTTTTGGTGTAATTATCAATCACGATTCTTTTTTAAATAGAGTTACAAATCACGGTGAAGATTATGAATACAGTATTAGACAATATATTAAAAATAGAATATTAATTAGATTTGATTACATAACTATAAAATCAAAATTTTTTAAAGAAAAAGGAGGTTTACAAACTATTAGAACAAAAAAATATATATTCAATAGTATTCACAAAATTTACAATTTGTTTCCTGAATTTTGTACAATGTATATCAGAAAAAGTTCTGGTAATGCAGAATTAAGATTAAAAGATAGAAGAAAATGAAAAAATTAATTTTACAAAAAAAAGAACACGATAAAAAAATAGGTTCAAGGTGTGATTTTATACCACCTACTGTTACCGAAAGTTGTTTATTAGAATTTGAAGGCAAGGTAATAGGTTTTTATTTGACTGAGTTACCTGATAAATTAAAACAATACATTACTATAGCCAATAAAGAGTTCTTAAGTAAAAACGTTCCTAAATCATTATTAGAGCGTTCTGATGTTTATGCTATGCAAAAAAAATACGGTATAACAAGAGCAGAAGCTAAAGCAAGAAACACAGTCCAAATGTCAACTATACTTGGTGGGGTTTTAGCTAAACCTCATCTTAGAAGACCTTATAATTCTGTATCAGCAGTTCACACAAATCAAAAAGCAAAGACATTCATAAAAGCAATGTTACTATCTTGTTTAGAAAGTGAAAAATTAATTAAGCAATATATGCCTGAACAATATGAAACTCAAAAACAAATAATAGAAGAAACTACACTACCTAAATATAGATTTGGAAATTTATTTACAAGTAGTATATCTAATTTCAATATAGCAGCTCCTTTCCATCAAGATAGAGGTAATTTAAAAAATACAGTAAACGTAATATTAACTAAAAGAAAAGATACAGAGGGTGGTGCGCTATGTGTTCCTGACTTTGACCATACTTTTGAACAAGCAAATAATAGTATTTTAGTATATCCTGCTTGGTATAATATTCACGGAGTAACCAAAATAATAAAACATAATGAAGATGCGTATAGAAATAGTTTAATTTTCTATCCGTTATCTGGATTTAATAAATAATATGAACAAAAGTAGACACCTAAAGAAAGAATCAATCCTTAAAGCATTAGAAAAAAGTTTAGGAATTGTAACAGTTGCTTGTAAAAAAACTGAAACACCAAGAAGCACATTTTATAAATGGCTAAATGAAGATGAGGATTTTGCAAGGGAAGTTAAAGACATTGAGAATATTGCTTTAGATTTTGCAGAAAGTCAATTACATAAACAAATTGGAAACAATAATACAACAGCCACAATATTCTATTTAAAAACAAAAGGTAAGAAAAGAGGTTATATCGAAAGACAAGAAATAACAGGAGCAGATGGTATTCCTAATAACTTTCAAATAGAAATAATTGACAAAACCGAAGATACAAACTAACATAGTATATAAACATCTTGTAAATAGCGATAAGAAAATTGTAGTTGAGCAAGGGGGAACTCGTAGTGGCAAAACATATAACATTCTTTTGTTTATTATATTCCACTATTGTACACATAATAAAAATAAGATAGTTACTATATGTCGTAAAACTTTTCCGAGTTTGAGAGCAACTGTATTAAGAGATTTTTTGCAAATATTAAATCATTATCAAGTGTATAGAGATGAATTTCATAATAAAAGTAATAGTGAATATCATTTGTTTGGAAACTTAATAGAATTTACATCTCTTGACCAATCACAAAAGATTAGAGGGCGTAAAAGGGATTTACTATTTATCAATGAAGGTAATGAGTTATATTGGGAGGATTGGCAACAGCTAATATTTAGAACGCAAGAACGTATTATACTTGACTTTAACCCATCTGATGAATACCATTGGATTTATGATAATGTTATAACAAGGGAAGATTGTGCATTTTATAAAACCACTTATTTAGATAATCCTTTTTTAGAAGATATAATTAAAGATGAAATAGAAAGGTTAAAAGAAACAGATGACCAATATTGGCAAATTTACGGATTAGGGGAAAGGGCAAGTAGTATTAATACTATATTTAAATATGCAGAGGTAAATAAAATACCAGAGGATGCTAAGTTAATAGCTTATGGTATGGATTTTGGCTATAGTAACGACCCTACGACACTTGTAAGTGTGTTTGTTATGGAACATAACTTATATATTAAAGAGCATTTATACAGAACGCAAATGACAACGCAAGACATTAATATATTTTTAAGAGAACAAAACTTATTAAGCAATCCAATATATGCTGATAGTGCAGAGCCAAGACTTATAGCAGAACTAAGAAGAATGGGACATAATATATTTCCAAGTTTAAAAGGTAAGGATTCAGTTAATGCAGGTATTGATTTATTAAAGAGATATAAACTACATATTACATCTGATAGTAATAATGCTATACAAGAGTTCAGGAATTATAAATGGAAAGAGGATAGAAGTGGTAAATTAATTAATGTTCCTGAAGATAAACACAACCATATTATTGACCCCTGTCGTTACGCTACCTACTCTATATTATCACGACCTAACTTTGGTAAATATGCTATACGATAAAAAGTGTACTAAATGTGGTAATCAATACACTTACATCGGTTCTGCACAGAATGGTTTTATGTGGTTATGTAAAAAATGTAACCATATAGATTGGGCACCTAAAAAAAAATAACGTATATATTTTTTAGTTTAATATATTTTATATATATTTGTTATATAATTAATACTTAAACAAAACAAAATGAAAAATTTATTATTAAATGTAAACTCAAAAGATTTAAAGTCAATGTCAAGTAGACAACTTGGAAGATTAAGGTATCAATTAAATGATATGAAAGAATTAGTTTCTAAAGAATTAGAAAAACATAGTAAAGAAGATAATTTATTAGTAAACTAAAATAATAACAATGGGAGGGTAAAACCTCCCTTTTAAAAAAAACAATATGAAACTTACATTCGAAGAAAACTCAGCATTAACAGATGTCGAAACTACATTAAAAATGTTATTACAATACGGAGATTTAAAACCACATCAAAAAGTATGGGTTGTAAAATCACATAAAAATATTTCTAATTTTATATATCAAAATTCCTAATATAATGATGGAGTTAATTTATAAAAAGCATCAAAATTGGATAGAAATTGTTGAATCATTTGGTGTAAATAATGAGCAAGCTAAGGATATTGTAAGCCATATGTATTTAAAGGTTTACCAATTAATAAGCAAAGGATTAGATATATCTTTTAATGATAGTGTAAATTATTATTATATATATAAAATTTTAAAAAGCTGTTTTATTGATAATTATAGAAAATACAAAAAAATAGAAATGTTATCATTACGACTTGATAAAAATGGTAATGTTATAGCTTTAAATAAAGAAGGCAGTAAATATTTAAATGTAATACCAAAACAACTAATTGCAAATAAAACAATAAATTATAATAGTTTACAAAAAAAATTTAAATTTATATTAAATAATTTTAAAAAAACAAATAAAAATTTATATAAAAAAGATAAACATTATAAAATATTTAATGATTTACATAATGCAGAAAAAATTAATATAAAAGAATATTCAGAAAAAAATAATATAAATTATTATCAAGTTTATTCAAGTTATAATAAAACAAAAAATTTAATTAAAAAAGAATTAATAAAACAATTATAAACAAATGGGAACATCAAAAGACAATCTAATAGAAAAAATAGAGCAATTAGAAAAAGAATTAGAATTAGCTAAAAAACATACATACGTTTATGAAACTACTTCACTACATTGTAACGATGGAGAATTTTATATGTATTATGGAGATGATAAGTGTGTTTTATTTGATGTTGAAACTTTGTTCAAAGATTTACCATTTATGATAACACAAGTAGTTAAAGAACAAGCTAAGATGCAAGATTGGCATTTAGAAAGATTAACAGAATCATTAAAAGAAATACAAGATGAAAGTAAATAAAGTTTATAAAGTTATAAGACCAATGAGAAAATTTGGTAATTTAATAAAAGATATTTTTATACCTGATAAATCAAATCATTTTTGGATAAGGGTTAAAGAAAGTGTAGAAACAAAAGAGGAGAAACAAAAACAAATATTTAAAATAATAGAACTATTAGACAACAGAATTGAAATAAATGAACAAAATACAGAATACTAAAGACCTATCCTTTTATAATAACGCAATACTATTTACTGAATTTATTAATAAAAAAGTAAATGATAATATTGATGATGAAGAATTAGTTATAATGCAAAAATTATTAATAGACATATTCTTTTATGTAAACAACCTACAAACTCATTATGCTAATTGTAAAATGATGAATAGTAAATACAGAGAACAACGTAATGATGCTTTGTTAATAGCTGATGAATTAAGAGATGAAATTGAATGGAATGAAAATAATGTTATATAAATTTTTTAGTTTAATATATATTTTATATATTTGAATTATATTAATAATAAAACAAAACAAAATGTATAAAAAATTCTTAAAACAAGACCCTAACAACTGGAAATGGTTAATTGCTATTCACTTAGTTGTTTATTCAATAATATTAATTTTAATGGTAGATTTATAATGGAACAAATATCAAATACAATAGAAGTTGAATACGAACATTTTTTATTAGAAGTAGATTATGATTGGAGAAAAGGACACGCAGGTGATTATTTTTACCCACCAGAACCAAACGAAACAGATATTAATAACGTAATAGTAATGGGTTATATAAATGATGATGGTAGTATTGAATATTTAGATACAAAGGTTAAATTTGAAATGTATGATTTATCAGAAAAACATATATTAGAAGAAATAGAATATGATGTTGAAAGTTTAATGTAATAATTTAGTTTGTTTTGTTTAAATTAGGTGCTTAGAAATAGGCACCTTTTTTTTTGTTATAAAATTGCTAATTAAATACGTTATATAGATATGGAAATAAACATTAATATACCAACAAGCTTAAAAGACATTACATTAAAACAGTATAAAAAGTTTATTAAAATTCAAGAAGGTATTGAAAACACTACCTTTTTACAATTAAAAATAATAGAAATATTTTGTCAAGTAGATTTAAAAATAGCTAAAGCTATGCGATATAATGATGTTGAACAAATTACATCAGATATATTAAACCTATTTAGTAAAACTCCTCAACTTGTAACTACATTTAAAATGAATAATATTGAGTATGGTTTTATACCAAACTTAGATGATATGACTTTAGGAGAATATATTGACCTTGATACATATACAGGAGATTATGAAAACATTGAGGTTGCTATGAATGTATTGTACAGGCCATTAGTAACTAAATTAAAAAATAAATATTTAATTGAAGATTATAATCCAGACACAAAAGAGCAAATGCTTGATATGCCTATGGATGCTGTAATATCTTCAATGTTTTTTTTTCTGAATTTAGGAATAGAATTATCGAATATTATCCTGAGCTCTTCGGAGGAGGTCAAGAATCTACAACAAGTAGACTTGGGCAATTTTCAGCAAAATATGGTTGGTATCAATCAATTTTTGCCCTATCTAAAGGAGACATTACAAGATTTAAAAATATCACTAAACTAAAATTTCAAGAATGTTTTTTAATGTTAGCATTTATGAAAGACAAAAATCAGTTAGAAGCTGAACAAATAAAAAAACAATTTAAATGAGCCAACAAGGAATAAGAGGATTTTATCAACTAACACAAACTATCAAAGAACAATTATTAGCTGACATAAATGTTAATACAGTTAGTACAGGCGATATATACGATGTTAATTTAAATAAGCAAGATATATTTCCACTTGCTCATATTATAGTAAACAACGTATTACAACAAGAACAAACATTAACTTTTAATATAAGCATAATTGCTATGGATATTGTTGACCAAAGTAAATCAGAAACTACAGATAGGTTTACAGGTAATAACAATGAACAAGACATATTAAATACTCAGCTTGGTGTATTAAATAAAGTTATACAAGTTTTAAGAATGGGAACATTACATCAAGATAAATATCAATTAGATACAGACGTTAACTGTGAACCATTTTACGATAGATTTGAAAACCAATTAGCAGGTTGGACAGCTACTATGGATATAATGATATATAACGACATAAGAATCTGTTAATGAATTATAACGAATTAGACATAGCATTAAAAGATTTTGGAAGATATGTAGTTGAGCAATCAAAAGCTAATTTACAAAAAGATAAAAAAGGTGGTGGAGATTTATACAACTCTATAAGCTATAAATTCAGACAAGAAACAAATGCTTTCTTATTAGAATTTTTAATGGAGGATTATGGTATGTTCCAAGACCAAGGAGTTAAGGGTGCTAATCCTGAAAATGTAAGTCCTAATAGTAAGATTAGAGGTCAACAAGCACCAAACTCTAAATACAGATTTGGTTCAGGAAGTAAAAGAGGTACATTTAAAACATTCGCAAGTAAAATGGCTGAATTTGCAAAGAATAAAAATATAAGATTTAGAATACCTAAAGGTAAAAAAGGTGCAGGTCAATTTAAGGCAGGTAATTATAAGAGTATGGGATATGTAATTGCTAAAAACATTTACAATAGAGGTTTAAAACCATCATATTTTTTTACTGAACCTTTTGAAAAAGCATTTGCTAATTTACCAGATGAAGTTATAAATCAATTTTCAATAGATGTAGAAAACCAATTAACATTAGGAATTAAAAATTAAAAAATGGCAGCAATAGCATTACGAAGTCCACAATATAAATACGCAACAGCAGGTACAGGAGCTAATTCTGCTAAAATTACTATTAGTATTGATGGAACAATAGAATACACTTTAGTAAAAGGAGCAACAGCAGGAGCAAATATGCTATGGGAAATAGCAGAACTATGTAGGGATTTTATAAACGTAACTTATGATGGTAGTTATACTGCTGAAACTTTAGCTATTATATCTACCTTAACTTCACACGCTTCAACAGATGGAAGTGGAACAGCTTTAACAACATCGACAATAACTGATATAGGTTATGACGCATACGGTACATTTACAGAAGGTTCTAACCCAACAGTACCTTTTGGCTCAAGACCTACTTGGCTTATTAGTGGAGACCCTAATCATACAGGAATAAATGATGAATACTATATTTATGTGCCTAACAATACATCTGGTTTAGTTCCTTATATAATTGCTAACGAAACAATGGGCTATCAAAGTTATGGGGCTACAGCTTTAGATATTGTAGGTAGTCCTGCAGGAGTTAGAATGAATATAAATAGAATTGATTGTACAAAATATGGAAATGGTCATAAAATTACATTTGTAAATAAATATGGTGCATTACAAGACTTATGGTTCTTTTTAAAATCTGTAAACACAACAACAAAAAAACAAGAGCAGTTTCAAAGAGTTGTTATTAATACAGCAGGAGTTTATAGTCCTTATGTACATACTAAACAAGATTATAATACAGTTGCAAACACAAGCATAACATTAAGTTCTGGCTATTATCCTGAATGGGCAAATCAATGGTTTGAGCAATTACTATTGTCTGAACAAGTTTGGCTTACAAGACTTGACCCAACCAATCCTAATTCAACACAATATGTTCCAGTCAATGTAAAGAAAAATAGTATGATACAAAAAACATCATTAAATGAAAGGTTAATAGATTACACATTTGATTTTGATATGTCATTTGATTATATAAATAATATTAGATAATGCAAAAACTTCAACTATATATTAGTAACCAAAGAATTGATTTATTTAAAGATGAACAGGTTTCATTTAACCAGTCTATACAAAACATTAAAGACCCTGCAAAGATATTTACTGAATTTACTCAAACATTTACAGTACCAGCTTCTAAAACTAATAATCAAATATTTAAACACTATTATAACTTTAATAACGTAGGGGGTTTTGATGCAAGAAACAAAGTAGACGCAAACATAGAACTTAATAACGTAGCTTTTAAGCAA